AAGTGGCTGGGCACACATTCATTGAAGTCACGGCTCACATTGACTGTCTTGATGAAGCAAGTCGAGAAGCAACGGCAAGCGCATGGGAGCCGTTCCCGGGCAAGACGCCATATACGCGTGATAGCGAAATGATGAACGCAGAAACCAGCGCCATCGGGCGCGCCATCGGAGCATTAGGTATCGGCCTGACTGGGTCTATGGCGTCACAGAACGAAGTAGCCAACCGTCAAACCACCACAGTTGTAAACAACACCACCATTACGCAGGCAGGCAACCCACCATCAGATAAGCAATTGTGGCTGTTCAAGAAACTGCTTAAAGAGCAGGGCAAATTGCCGCCTGTAAACATTGACCATATGGACAAATACGAAGTGTCTCGAGCCATTGAAGCATTGAAGGCTGGGAACGAACCTGAGGAGATTCCGTTGCCACCTGAGGAACCATTCTGATGGACGAACAAACGATGAAGGACTACATCGAGGACTTACTGCAAGAACGAGCAGATTTATATTCACGCTTGTTTGCAGCCGAAGCCGAAGTACGCCGACTTGAAGCAGAACTAGCGCGCCATGTCTGACCCTGTGCAAGACGCCAGTGAAAAAGTGTTCATGGACGCCGTGATCCAAATCGCCCAGACATGCGGCTGGGACGCCCACCACATCAAACCAGCCAAATACGGTGACACATGGAAAACCGATGGCCTACCCGGCATGCCCGATCTAATCCTTATCGGCCAGCGTGGACAAGGCATCATCTGGGCAGAACTAAAGACCCGCACCGGCAAACTCACAGACATTCAAGAACGCCGAATAGTGCAGCTGATGAGCAACGGCGAAGAATGCTATGTGTGGCGACCAAGCGATACAGATGCCATAGTTGCGCGATTAAGTAAACGCGTCTAGCCTGCGCCCTGCTGGGAGTGCGAGCAAGGATTTCTCACGGTGTTCAGACGGCATCGCGGACGGCTCCCAGCACCTTCGACACAACTGACCACACGCATGACCACATCAGCAGTTGCAGCTGGTTGGTAAACACACGGGAACGTGGGTAGAGCCTGCTGCGCCCGGTCGTGATGTACAGATGGAAATGCCCAAGCGGTAAACGCAGGCGCAGAGTACGAACTACTAAAACGCGAACGGTGTCGGTGTCAACGCACGGCGGCCTAAGAAACACATTCTTGAAACGTGGGGGGACTACACGCCTAAACTCCCACATGAGAGCAACCGCAGCGAAGCAAGGGCGCTAGAGAGAAACACCACCAACATGACACGCCGAGCAACACCCGAATTCCTACGGGCACGACAGCAACTACTTGAAGAGCAACCACTCTGCCATTGGTGCAGGAAAGCGCCGGCCACCGAGGCCGACCACCTCATCGAACACGACGCAGGCGGAACAGACGAACTAGACAACCTCGTACCATCCTGCAAATCATGCAACTCACGACGCGGCGCCAACTACGTAAACACCAAGCGCACCATTCAAGAGCAACGACGAAACCAATTCGTAAACAAAAACGGCGGAAATTTTTTTGTAAACGGAACGCCCAAGCCCCCGACCCCTTTCTCGCGTATCTCCGAAAACAGGCAAGACCGTCATGACTTCACGCAGATCGAGCCTTTAGGAGTTGGAATTGCAGCAGATCATCCACGGCTAGTTTCCCCGACTTATTGGGTTGAGAATTTTGGCAGTGCCATTGCGGAGTGGACGGCCGCAAACCTTGGTCGAGACCTGTTCCCATGGCAAAAATTCTTTTTGGAGTGCGCCACGCAGTACGACAACGACGGTGTGTTTCTGCATTCAACGGCTATCGCCAGTACCGGGCGACAGAACGGGAAAACTTCCATGCTGGCTGGAGTAGTGGGCTGGGCGTTGCTTGAACTACCGCGCATTTGGGGGCGCCCGGTTCGAATCTTGTCTACGGCGCATGAATTGGCGTTGGCTACCGAGGTATTTGAGGAGCTGCGCGAAACGTTTGAATTGTGGGAAGAGTCCGATCTCTGCAAGGTGACGTGGGCGTATGGCCGGCACAAGGTGGTGATGGCTGACGGGTCGAGTTATGTGGTGAAGGCGGCGACCGGTAAGAAACACGGCGGTACTTACGACATCATTTTGTGTGACGAACTCTGGGCTATTGCAGAGGCCGCTTATTTCGGTGCGCTTAAACCTTCGCAAATTGCGGTGCCTAGCCCGCTTGCTATTTTGACTTCCACGGCGGGTGATGAATCCTCAAAGGTCATGACGCGTTTGCGTGAGCAGGCGTTGGCTGGCATTGATCGTGGCGCACCCTCAAGCTTGTTTATGGCTGAGTGGTCGTTGCCTTCTGAGGTAAACCCTGACGACCCTGAGTATTGGGGCTATGCCAATCCGAGCCTTGGCAGGACAATAACGGTTCGAGCGTTGCAAGATGCTTGCGCCGCACCTGATCGTTCTATGTGGCTTCGCGCCCACTGTAATTTATGGGTGGCGGCAGCTGGGGCGTGGCTCCCTCCGGGCATGTGGGCAAGTCGGAAAACTGACGACGCGTGCCCTGAGGAAAAGTCTGTGTTGTGTGTGGATTCTTCTGTGGACGAATCTAAGTACGTGGGAATCCGTTGCGGCCTGACCCCAGATAAAAGAATCATTGCCACCATTGAATTTGTGGCCGAGTCAAGTCGAGCCATGTGGATAGAAATTGAAAAAGCCATGAGCGCAAATAAGCAGCTGCGTCTGGGCATCACGCCCAGCCTTGACTTGCACACACCCGAGCGTTTACAGGCTCGCCGTTTTGTGTGGGGTTATGCCGAGCTGCTCAAATTTACAGGCATCGTTCGCAGCATGATCTACGAAGGCACGTTAGAACACACCGGTGGAGAAATGCTTTCCGAGCATGTAAACCGTGCGGTACTTGTCCGCGCCCAAGGTTCCGTGGTTGTGTCAAGTCAGCGTTCACCCGGGGCTATTGAAATGGCGCGCTGTTTGATAGCGGCCGCTTCGGCAGTGTCTCGACCGGGCGGTTCCGCAAAACCATCTTTTGCAACATCACGATAGATAGTTGCATTTGCAACAAACCTATGTAAGACTCCGTCCGATGGGTTTGTTCAAAACTTCCAAGCCAGCATTTAGTAGCGCCTCCGTGAAGGCCGCCGCTGGGGCGTCCCAAATTGGACAATTCAATTACTACCTCAATTCCAACGATGAAGTACGTGCGCTATCGGTACCAACGGTAAGCCGCGCTCGAGACTTGATCGCTGGCATGGTCGGCGCGCTCGAGCTCAAGCACTACTCAAAGCAGTGGACAGGCGAGCGCTACGAGGAAATCTATTTGCCTCTCGAACCGTGGATGGAACGACCAGATCCAAAAGTCAGTCGATCGTTTTTCTATGTAAACATTTTTAGCGACTTGTATTTTCACGGCATTGCATATGCCGCGATTACCTCTCGCTATAGCGACGGCCGCCCTGCGTCGTTTACATGGCTTCCAGCTGCAAGCATGTCATCCACTGACCAAAGCGGTTTCGTGCAGTATTTTGGCCAGCAAAAAGAGCTTATGTTCAACGGACAAACGCTCGACGTTAAAAACGTGCTCCAGTTCATTAGCCCTATTCCGGGCATATTGAAAATTGGCGCTCGCGCAATTAACACGTCGCTCTACTTAGATGCCGCGGCCGACAAATATGCCCAAATCGAAACAGTGCCGGGCTATCTGCAACAAGTCTCGGGTGAGGACTTGTCGGGCGAGGATTTAGGCGACCTAGCGACAGCATGGGCAAACGCAAGAAAAAAGAACGCCATCGGCGCGCTCTCGTCACAAATGCAATTTAAAGAATTTGACCAAAGCCCGCAAGAAGTAAACGCAGAGCAGCGCAAATACCAAGCGCTTGAAATGGCACGTCTTTGCAACGTCCCCGCTTACCTCGTTTCCGCACCCACAGAAGGTGCCAGCATGACCTATCAAAACGCAGAGCAGGCACGCCAAGACTTGTACCTATTCGGCGCACGTCTTTACTTGGATTGCATTGAGCAAACGCTCTCGAGTGATCAAGTAATGCCACGAAATAGATTCGTTGAATTTGACATCGAGGATTACCTCGGGTCATCCGACATGTCACCGGGCATTATGCCTGAACCAGCAGCACAGGAAATTCCAGCATGATTGAATTTGTAAACGTTCCTATCACCCTTGACGCGGCCGCAGGCGACGAATCGCCACGCACAATCACCGGCATAGCCGTGCCATGGGCGCCAGTTTCGGCAACCGTTTCAGACGGCACAAATGTCATGTTCCAACGTGGCGCATTTGACGTAAACGCAAAACCAGCAAAGCTGCTCGAAGGACATGACATGAACGCATTGCGCGGAGTCGTTACCGAGCTTGCCGACAGCGCCGATGGACTTTTGTTTACCGCAAAGTTTGCAAAAACGGCAGCTGCTAACGACGCAATTGAACTAGTCAAGGCTGGCGCTTACGACTCCGTAAGCGTTGGCGCACAACCAGTGAAATTTAAGTACGACAAGAACGGAACAATGGTTGTGTCGCAAGCCAACCTTGTCGAGATCAGCCTCGTAGCCCAGCCAGCATTCAAGGATGCTGTCATTACAGAAATCGCCGCCTCAGAACCAGAGCCAGAAGCTCCAGAGGCAGACGAACCCCAACCCGACAACATTCCTGAGGAGGAAACAGTGTCACAAGAAACAAATGCGGTTGAGGCTTCGGCTGAAATCGTTCCAACATCCGTGTTCTACACGGCTCCACGTTCAAACATCAAAACCAACGCGGATTACCTGTACCACAGCATCAATGCAAAATTGAACCCCAGCAGCGAATCAGGTGCATGGGTCGCACAAGCAGACGAAGCAAAAGCAAAGTTCATGCTGACCGCTGCTGACGATTCTCTCAGCACAAACCCAGCGTTCAACCCAGTGCAGTACATGTCAAACGTTGTGCAGGTAAACATTGGTGAGCGCCCAGTTATTGACGCTTGCGGTGGCACGCGCGCCATCCCATCAGCCGGCATGACCATCAGCATTCCCAAGATCACAACCAACGGCACAGTTGCAACAACCGCTGAAGGCGCCGCACCATCCGAAACAGGCATCGTTTCGAGCTACGTAAACGGCACAGTCGTCAAGCTGGCAGGTTTGCAGCGTTGGTCAGTTGAGCTCCAAGAGCGTTCAGATCCATCGTTCATGCAAATCATGCTTGACAACATGACCCGCTCATACCGCAAAGCAACTGAAGTGGCAACCATTGCTGCAATCACCGCAGGTGGCACACAGGCTGCAACAACCGCTGCAACTGCCGCAGGTATCCAGTCATTCGTCTCAACCGAATCGGCAGCTGCCTATTTGGCAACAGGCGAAACCGTCAGCGCATACACCGCAGGTGTTGGCCAATGGTCACTCATGCAAAACGCAGTAGACGGCAACAACCGCCCATTGTTCAATGCCGGCCAGCCACAAAACTCGGCTGGTTCGGCAGAGGCACGCACACTTTTCGGCAACGTTCTCGGCGTTCCCTTGTCAGTGTCAGCCAACATGGTTTCAACCGTGATTGACGAATCTGCATTCCTTATCGTTCCGTCAGCAATTGAGCTTTTCGAGTCATCACAGCTCATGCTTTCAACAAACGTGCCAGTATCGGGCGAAATTGAAGCAATGATCTACGGCTACTTCTGCCCAATCGTGACCATTGCAGGCGGCCTCCGCCGCTTCAACCTCACCTGATAAACCCCTAACAGGCAAAAGGAATACACCATGGCAACATTTGATCTAGCGTTCGTTGAGCGTCGAGACGGTGTTGCCGTGGTGCA